GCCCCATCATAATTTATTTTATTACAGATTCATCCAAACTAATGAATATTCCGTGTCTGCACTAACACACATAACTTGTCCAATTGCTTGGCTTTCAGTTTCTACGTCAGCGTCTAACGGTTCAACTGCTCCTGCAGTTGTATCTGAACGAACACATGGTGATGTTAGTACAAGAGTACCAGAAGTTAATAATGCAGCTGGTCCATGAGTTTGGAACCAACCATAATAACTAGCAGTCATGTCAATTGTTGTTGCACCCACGCAAGCACCAGTATGTGTAGCCGGAGCTACAATAACTGCTGAATACGGGTTAGGCATCAAAGTTAATTGAGAGTTAGTTGTTAATGCTGTTGCTAAATCATCGTAACAAGTAATAATAACACTTGGATCGTCTGAGTGATCATGAGCAGGGTTAGACTTAACTTTTAAACATTGTCCTTCACCATTCACGTCATTAACAAATAGATAACCTTCAGCATATTGATTAGCTGTAAGATCTGTGTCTCCAGCTGTTTCAATAGATATTGCTGTTTCACCAGCTGCAGTTGTTGCAGTAGCAGCACAGTTAGTGTGGTTAGCAACTTCTGTTACGTGTTGTACGAGTTTTCCAGCAGTAATCGCTGAGCCACCATTAAGTCCATATCTGAATTTTCTGTCATTGTAAATTAATTCACTTCCTAATGGAAATAATTTAGATGAACTTTCAGCGAATGGATCTACAGTTGCTGCAGAACTACTAGCTTTACCGATCATTAAATCAGTAGGTCCGTAACCTGATGCAGCTGTATATTTCCAGTGTGCTCCATTTACGGTTATTGGCTGTCCTGATGAGTTAACAGTAAATTTATCTGTGTATGCACCAGTTGCAGCTGTTTGTGCGGAAACTTTAAGACCAGATTCTGCTCTTACCGTTCCCTTAAACGTTGTGTTTGCCATATTAATCCTCCTAGTTTCTGAACGTAGTCTCTAGGCCGTCGACTATATTGCGTCTACGTTCTTAATTAATTATATAGTAATTTTTCTATACTCTATTTTTAAATAAAGTGCAAGGGATCCCTAGGAAAAAAATTGATTTTTGATAGCGCTTAAGTGGCTATCGAAACTTGAGCCTTGGATTCATCTACTTTATTACGGATAGTAGATTCTTCGAACTCTTTGGCAATGATTTCTTTAATAATTCCCTGAATTTTTTTATCAATATAGGACATGTTAATGTTATACTTGCCCTCCTTCAGGTGCTCCTGTTGCCACTCTAACTCCAAGGACCTCTTTGTAGTGTATAGGTCTTGTGTCATTTATAACCTCCTCATAGGTTATTCTACGGGTATCTCGATACATTCCCGTTGATTCCCACTTTATACTCTTTTCTCCTAGCTTGTCAAGGATAGATTTTTCAATGGAAAGGGCATTATCCTCCGCTAAAACTTCAAATTTAGCATGATAATCGTATGCCCAGATATTTATGAGGAATTTTTTCATTTTATCTTTCTATATTTAAAATGAGGCCGTTTTGAGGCGGCCTCATTAATTAGTTATTACGCACCTTCAACACCGAAGATACCTCTATAGTCGGATACTCCAAACGAGTATCTTTCTCTAGCTTTGTATCTAACGTTGCCAGTATCGAAATCACCTTCCATAGCAGTTTTTAAAGCTGCTCTTTGGAACATTTTCATACCATTAGGGACATCAGTAATGATGTACCAACTGTCTGTATCAGTTAAGAAATTGTTCACTCTATAACCTTGAGGAACCATTCCCATTGATACTACAGCGTTGATATCATTATCTGCTGTTCCAGTTCTGCCTGGAGATTTCATTAATCTCTCAGCATTGAACTGATTAGCTGAAGGAATGACCATTTTCATTCCTCTTGCTGCGACTCTTATTCCACGTTCATCCGTCATGCCAGCAATGTCAATCAATGCTTGCTCTAATGATGTTTCGTTTAAGTCCGCTTGCGTTGTTAAAGTATTTTTAACTTTAGTTCCACTAACCGTTGGGTGATTAGTTGAAAAAAGAGAAACCGCATCACCAGAATCAAAATTATCCGTTGAAGGAAGACCTTGAATCAAAGGTGTTACTGCTTTTACTTGTTTCGCATTGGACATAGATCTTGCTAAAGCTTTTGTATATCTAGACGCGAGTCTGTCATACAAATTATCTTCAATCGCTTCTTCAGTGATTGAGAATGCTAAAGCAATAGTGTCGTGTGTGTAACGTGCAGTGTAAGTTTCTTGTGCTTCATCGTAAGAAATACCAGATCCTTCCACTTTAACGTTTGCGTTTGCAAAACCACTTAACATTACTTCCTCTTCGAAAGCTCTGTCAGATGATTCTGTTGTATAAATTTCAGCGTGCTGATTTTCATACTGTTTGTACTCCAGACCGAATAGTGCATTCAGGCCTGGCTCTAACTCTTTAACGAGTTGTGCTCTTGATATTGCCATTATATGCTCCTATGTTCCAGTTCCGACAAATTCGGACAAGTTTTGAACAACTTCTACTGAGCAATAAGCTGCTGTAAGGTCGTTGTTTTCAACTTCCTCAGCACTTCTTAATAGTCTCCAAGAGTGTGTTGTTGCATTTGTTGTTCCGATTTCAAGTGTGCATGTTGATTTTCCAGTTGTCGTGCTTCCGCCTGTATTGGCGTTAACAGAAAACGTTTCCATATACTTCACGTGAGCAGCAGGAACATTTGCAGCTACTGCAGTGTCCGATGCTATTGTGTATTTTTGGAAAGGATAATCATTAACAAACGCTTGTGTGTCTTCACTGTTTGCTGGAGTAATTGTTGCATCATACCAATGCGCCCAAGTGGGTTTATTAGTAGAAGCCGCTGTATAATAGATTCCGAACAATACACCCATCGTCGTAACGGTAGTTGCACTTTCACCAGTGATCATATATCCGCCAGACGATTTCATCGCCTGTCCGTTAAAAAGATCAGAAGTTGAGTATCCAGCATCTATCCAGTACTGAGATAGACCTTGAGTCGCAGGTGTGTTACCTAACGTCCCATTTGGTCTAAACCCAAAACCGGCGCTGTTTCTATTAGCCATGTTTTTACTCCTTAGTGTTTACATAAATGTAAACGGGTTAATTTAAATCGATAGTTTAAGAAATATTATTTCTTTGTACCACCGAAGGTTACGCGAGACTGCCTACTTACGTCAATAGGCATACTCTTATGCTCTTCCCTCATTAAATCGTTTTCAACCGCTTCGTTCTGACCTTCTGCTTGTTTAGCAAAATATTCAGTCCGAGACTTCGCAATTTCTTCGGGTACCCTTGCGAGTACAAGGCCACCAACCCCGATAATCCCCTTGTATTTTCCTTCAGTGACTACAGGATAATCTTGATCTTTATATTCATCGGCTCTCACCAATTCATAACCGGATCTTAATCTTCCAGAGATATTTTTAGAATCTTGAAATCCTAAACTCTCTGCCCGTATCCATCTGTGCCTGAATCCATCAGGTGCAGGGGGTGCATCTAGAGAAGATGGAGGAGTCCACACTTTTGGTCTTTCAGTATTTGACCGTGTTTGACTCGCACGAGAAGTTACTTTTTTTTCGTCTTTTTTCATATGCTACGCTCCTTCCGTGAGTTTTATTTGTTTTGCATATTCTTCGAGTGGCACACCTAATTTTTTAGCTATCGCTACCTGAGAGGATGTGAGTCTCACAGTTTTGCGTCCAGGTCTTACGCTTCTCTGAGCTGAAGCAACCAACTGATTGGTTTTGGACGTTTGCTCTACATCACCACCTATAGCAAATTTATGCGGGAAGTCAACTTTTATTCTTTTATCAACTTCAGAATAATAATCATTTGATTTAGGATCAAATCCTTCATTTACTAGGTCCTTATGGATTTCAAAAGCAGTAAAAGTCATGGCTCTATCTTTGCCAAACCATGTGTTTTTACTAGCCCAATCTTCCGCTTTAGGATCGGGATCAGGAAGTTCCTGTGGTGTTTGCTGTGGTAATCTTCCACCGTCTGAAAGTTGTACAGGTTTTTCCTCTACAACAGGTTTATATTCTTGCGCTAATTCGTT